CGTGTGCGGGCCGCAATTGAAAAACCGGGGCTTGCTGGACAACGACACGCTCGGTTCGCAATGGGGTTATGCCCTTGAATCCGAAATTCTCATCCTGAACGAATTGAAAGAGCCAGAGGCGAAGGACCGCCGCGCCCTGGCCAACAAGCTAAAGCCCGTGATCGCCGCACCGCCCGATATGCTTACGATCAACCGAAAGGGCTTGCACCCGTACGATTCGCTCAATCGTATGTTCGTTCTGGCGTTCTCGAATGACCCGGTCCCTATCTCGCTGGATTCGCAGGACCGCCGTTGGTTTGCGATATGGTCCACCGCCCCGCGCATGGCCCCCGAGGCGGCGCATCAGTTGTGGCAGTGGTATCGGACCGGCGGGTATGAGGCGATTGCGTCCTGGCTGCATGCCCGTGATGTGTCGGCTTTCAATCCTGCCGCCGCCCCTGCCTGGACCGAATTCAAAGCAAACCTAGTCGAGCATGGGATGTCGATGGCCGAGTCGTATCTGGTGGAGATGATGCGCGGACGACAAGGGGAATTCGCGCGGGGCGTGGTCGGATCGCCCTTTCACGGCCTTTGCGACCGGGTGGCGGGTGCTGCCCCGTCTGGCGTGAAAATTCCGCAAGCGGCCTTGCTGCATGCCCTGAAGGAAGCCGGGTGGATCAACATGGGCCGGATCGCGTCGGCGGATTACCCTAGCAAGAAAAACATCTATTGCCACCCTTCCATGACGGGATTCACGAAGTCCGAGATGCGTCGGCTCGTGGAAGAGCCTGTCGTGTCGGCCCTGATGCGCGTGAAATAAAAAAGGCCCGGCGGGTTAGACCGGGCCTGAAGGCAACTACAGGGAACGATTATAGGTCGAAGGCGGCGACCAGCAAGGCGACCACCGCCGCCGCGACTAGGGCGGCGATCAAACGTAATCCTCCGCGCGCAGGATATGGTCTTCCAGACGCGCGAATTGCGCGTTGTTCAGCATCTCTGCGATATCGACCCCGCCCACGAAGACGTGGAATATGTCCGCCATTGGTGGCGCGCCAGGATAGTCTGGCGTGAGCATCTCGCCGGGGAACACGTCGGCATGTACTGTCATCTCAAAGCCCCACGGGTTGATTGTGTAGCGATTCATTGTTCGGCCCCCATGATGGCCGCGCGCGCTGCGTTAACGTGGCCTTGAACAACGCCGGACTTAAAACACGCTAATTGCGCCGGGTCCGCCAGTACATCTTCCGCATAAGGCAATGCGTCGCACAATGCGTTGACGAGCGATTCATATCGCGCTAAATGGGCGCGGATTTCATCCGGGCCAAATGTGCCCCCGCCGATAAGGACAGTCTCCCCATTACGGGCCGCATGCTTGAGGTTCGCAATCATTCGGCCACCTCGCTATAGGATTCCTCGCCCTGGGCCATGTGACAGGGTTCCGTCCGTAGGGGCTCGAAGTGTAGAGTGTGCAGGGGATCAAATGCTGCAATTTTGCGTGACGTATTCAGCGCGAAATACTGGTGGACATATTCCGCGGTTGACATGCTAGAGTCAAACACGGGATAGGCGCGCTTTTCGGCGCCTTTGGATTTCTGGCGCTTGTGTTTGCCCGTGGCCTGGGCATGCGTCGCGAACACGTCGCGAGTCTCCGCCACCGTGTAGGTGGTCCGTCCGATTTTTACAGTTTTCATTTGCTGGGCTCCATGTTGCGGGCAAGAGAATATTCCGAGACGGCATCATCGACAGTTTTGCCATATAAGTAATAATACTTAGCGGTATCCCATTCGATCCGGCCGGAAATTTGAGGGTACAGGGTGACGAGCTTGTCCGCGAACTCGCCCATCCACTGGGCTTGTCGCTGGGCTTTGGTTTCCTTCATGGTTTCATGCTCCAAAAGTACAGGATAAAGGGCAGCGCCAAAATGGCCGCGACGATAAGCGCGGATGCGGATTCTCGAATGTGCATGTCATGTACTCCACTAAATCGGACGGATTGTCCGCGACAGGGGCCAGTGAGCCCCTGGCGCTGAAAATCAGCGCACGAGCCCCATTAGCACCAATTCTTCGAGTCCGTAGACCTTATGCGCTCCGCAGTCCGTGCAATGGTATTTGCGCGCGTCGGGCTCTACGCTATCGTGTTCGGCGCCACATGCGAGGCAAAAGCCCGGATATTCAGACTCGGCCATGAGTCGCTCGGCATATGCGGCCGTCGGGCGCCACTGTTTCGCGCCATTTTTCGCTTGATACTGTACTTTTTTCATTGTGTACCCTTTATGCTTCGGAAACACGTTCAAGTAGTGCGATGGTGCGGGCATCGGAAATAAGCTCGCGCATACCGGGCCGGTACCATTGCCCTTGATTAAACACGGCCAATTGCTCGCCAAAGCTTACGCACCTATCGCGCAGTGTGGATCCGGGCCTATCGTTTAAATGCTGGGGTTGAAGCGAATACACAATCCGACCGTGTTCCGTATGAACCAAAAAGGTAGAGTTAGAGAGAATCATTTTTGCTCCAAGCGAAGATTGATAACGCGGTGACGGGATCCGTGGGCAGGAAACCCGACGATTGTGGTGCGTTGACGTTGGCAGAGTTGGCAAGTTGCGCAGGAAACATCGTCGCGCTGGGTGGCCGGGCAAACGACAACTTTGCGGCCCTTTGGGGTTTCGGTGTTCTCGGTTTGCGTTGACGGCAGAACGACGACGACAGGACCGGCGCCGGTGTCCGCCAGGGTATCGGCGTCGGACAAGTCATTAGCGGACAAGTTGACGGTAAAGCCCCATTCATTGGCCGTCTGAATCCAGGACAGCGACGCACCATCGCGATAGTGCGAATACGTGAAACCGCGCCGGCCGCGATTTGCGGCCACTAGCGTTACTGCGGACCAATGAAGCGCTAGCGGCCCGCTGGCCGCGTAGCACTCGCCACGCATCGCGCAATCCGTCGGGCAGGACTCTTTACTAGTGGTACTGACAGGGATAGGACCAGTCTTTGCGTTAGCGGATTTGAGAGTCAAATGGACTTGCATGGCGTTTCCTGTATTGCATCGCGTCGTTGCGATGGAGAGACTGTAACAGATTCTTTGACGATGTCAACCGCTATTTTCTAGGGACAAACCCTAATAGGGTTCTGGGTCATTTAGGCATTGCCTGGGTCACGTTGCAGAGACTGAGTGACCCATGGCCGTATAGAGGGGAAAAGGGGGCTTTTGGGTCAAATTGTCATTAGATTGATATTTGATTTACAAGAAAAAATATACTGTATAGATGTACAGCTAACGGCAGAATCCCCGCGCCCGCATCCCCCGCGCTGGATGCAGCCCCAAAGGGGGTCCAGCGACCTTCAGTCGCGTGACAATTGACCCAAATGACCCATAACCCATCGGCCCAGGGTTGACCCTCCAAAGCCCCCAGGACGCACGCATGGGTCACTTAGGTCATGACTTACGCATGACCCAAATGACCCATGACCCGCCCGGCGCCAGCTTGCGGCAGCGCATCGGCTTGCGGCAGCGCAGCGCACCGGCTTGCGGCAGCGCAGCATGTGACAATCTGACCCAGGCTTTGGCCTTCGATTTTCGGCCGCGGGGGGTGGGGTAGGGCCGACGGCCGGCCGGTCCCGGCGCCGGAGGGGCTACAAAAACTTTTTATTTTTTGCACAACTTTGGTATATTTCGCCCATGTTTGAAACGCTGCCCTACGAGCCACGTCAGTTGCGCGCGACTGAGGATCGGTTAGCGCGCATCTACCGGGCGGCCAAGCTCGGGCTAAAAGGTGACAATCTGGCCTTGGCCGCAGGTATGCTGCCCAAAGAGTACGCCCGGCTCAAGCAGTTCGATGAGATCGCCGAGTACGCAGAACTCAAGGGCCGCGCCGAAGGCGAGATGCACATGAGCCATCTGCTGCACCAAGCGGCGGCGCAAGGCGACGCCAAGGCGGCGCTTGCGATCTTGCAAAACGTTCACGGCTGGGTGGCCAAGCAGGCCATCAGTGTGGATGTCAACCAGTCGATCAGCATCACGGCGGCGCTACAAGAGGCGCAGCAGCGCGTGTTGGAAGTGATCGAGTCACCAATGCTGATACAGGACGTACATGCAGACCACACGCTACAGCGCGGCTGACGAGCAGGAGCTAATGGCCCGGCTGTGGTCACCGGCCATCAAGGACAACCCACTGGCGTTTGTGATGTTCGCCTATCCGTGGGGTGTCAAGGGCACGCCACTGGAGCACTTCACTGGACCGCGCAAATGGCAGCGCGAGGTGCTCACGAACATGGCCGAGCACATAAAAGCCAACGGCGGCAAGGTGGACTTTGACGTGCTGCGCCTAGCGGTCAGTTCGGGCCGGGGTATTGGCAAGTCGGCCCTGGTCAGTTGGATCACGGACTGGATGCTGTCCACGCGGATCGGCTCGACGACCATCATCTCAGCCAACTCGGAAAGCCAGTTGCGCTCTATCACCTGGGCCGAGTTGACAAAGTGGCTGGCGATGTCGATCAACAGCCATTGGTTCGAGGTGTCGGCCACCCGGCTGATGCCCGCCAAGTGGCTAACTGAACTGGTCGAGCGCGATTTGAAGAAGGGCACGCGCTACTGGGGCGTTGAGGGTCGGCTGTGGTCGGCGGAGAACCCTGATGCGTACGCTGGCGTACACAACTTCGACGGCGTAATGGTGATTTTTGACGAGGCAAGCGGCATCGACGACTCCATCTGGGCGGTTACGTCAGGCTTTTTCACAGAAAACACGCCAAATCGCTTCTGGCTGGCGTTTTCCAACCCCCGGCGCAACACGGGGTACTTCTACGAGGCGTTTAACAGCAAACGCGACTTCTGGAAGTCCAAGATTGTGGACGCCAGGACCGTGGAAGGCACGGACAAACAGGTCTACGAGCAGATCATCGCGGAATACGGCCCGGATAGCAGTCAGGCGCACGTTGAGGTGTACGGTCAGTTTCCCAACGAGGGGGATGATCAGTTCATCAGCATCGGTATTGTGGACGCGGCCATGAAAAGGCAGCCGTACAAGGACGAGACGGCCCCGATTGTGCTGGGCGTAGACCCGGCGGGGTTCGGGGCGGACGCGACGGTGATCGCCATCAGGCAAGGACGCGACATCATCAAGCTGATCCGCCATCGGGGCGACGACACCATGACGGTGGTCGGGCATGTGATCGACGCCATTGAGGAATTCAAGCCGACGCTGGTCAATATTGACGAGGGTGGCTTGGGGGCGGGGGTGGTGGACCGGCTCAAGGAGCAGCGCTACAAGATCAGGGGCGTAAACTTTGGCAACAAGGCCAAGAACCCGATCATGTACGGCAACAAACGGGCTGAAATCTGGGGTGAGATGCGCGACTGGCTCAAGTCGGCAAGCGTGCCCAACGACCGCTTCTTGAAATCGGATTTGATTTCGCCTAAGATGAAGCCTGATTCCCGTGGTACGATCTACTTAGAGTCTAAAAAAGACATGAAAGCCCGTGGTTTGGCAAGCCCCGACGCAGCAGATGCAATCGCGTTGACGTTTGCTTTTCCTGTGGCGCACCGCGAATCGCGCGAGGGCAATCAGCGTACGGCGCGGTCGATGGGCTACGGCAGCGTATCAACCTCTTGGATGGGGGCGTAAATGGCGACCAAAAAAGGCGTGTCTCTTAGCGTTGGACGGGGCGAGAAGCTGCCCGTCAGCAAGGGCGCTGGCCTGACCGCCAAAGGTCGCGCTAAGTACAACGCCGCCACCGGCTCCAACCTCAAAGCCCCCGCACCAAGCCCCAAGACTAAAGCAGATGCTGGACGTAAAGCCAGTTTCTGCGCCCGCATGGAAGGCGTGGTCAAGAACGCCAAAGGCGACGCCGAGCGGGCCAAAGCATCTCTTAAACGCTGGAAGTGCTAATCATGGCAACAAGACCCGGACTTTACGCTAACATCCACGCCAAACAGGAACGCATCAAAGCCGGTAGCGGCGAGAAGATGCGTAAACCCGGTGCTCCTGGCGCGCCGACCAACAAGGCGTTCAAACAGTCGGCTAAGACGGCCAAGAAAGCTAATTGATGCCGGGCGGCGCAGCAAGCGGTTTTGCTAAAGGCGTCTACGGCATAGGCGTCCGCCCTGATCTTTATCCGGGCGAAGACGAGTATTTTAAGAAAAATCCGCAGGTCACTGGCATGGCTGCGGAAGACAACCGCATCATAATGAACCCGTACAGCACACTGACTGATGCGGAAAAACAGGCTGTTATGGCAAACGAGGCCGCACGAGTTCACATGAGAGTTGGTAATATTGAGCCGCCCCGGTTTGCGTTAACACCTGAGCAAGAAAAAGCGTTTGCAGGGTACAGTGCAAACCCTGTGGACAGGTTGTCTACTGTTGCAGCGCGTATCTTGTCAAACGATCCGTCAGCGTTAACGCCTACGTCCGAGCAGATAGAATACGTGCAGAAGTTGCGAAAATTTATGGGGGTCAAGTGATGCCACTCGTCAAGTCACCCAGCAAAGAAGCCTTCCGCAAAAACGTGAAGGCCGAAGTCAAAGCAGGCAAGCCTGTCAAGCAGGCCGTCGCCATCGCGTACAGTGTTAAACGTGCTGCGGCACCGAAAGGCAAAAAATGAGCAAGATTCTCCAACCCATTAGCAAACTCAACGCCCGTGAGCCGAAGGTTTCCGGCGGTGGCATGCCTGATCGCAACCGCGAAACCTACTCCAAGATGCCGGGTATGGGCTGCCACGGCAGCATCCCCAGCGGCACCAACGTCAAGGCGACGGTTGCCAAAGTTCTGAGCAAGATTAAGTAAGCTATGCCTCAAGATTATTCAGGCGTTGTTGCCGCTGGCGCAGTCAGCGAAGGCGGCTCGGCCAAGGACAAGAGCGACGCCGATGTCCTATCGACCGCTCGCAGCCGCTTGGATATGGCGATCTCTGCTTTGTCAGAGTCGCGTGAGGACGAGCTAGATGATCTGCGTTTCTACGCAGGCTCGCCCGACAACCACTGGCAGTGGCCCGCCGATGTGCTGGCCACTCGTGGTGCAGTGCAAGGCCAGACAATTAACGCGCGTCCTTGCCTGACGATCAACAAGCTGCCCCAGCACGTTCATCAGGTCACCAACGAGCAGCGCCTAAATCGCCCGCAGCCCAAGGTCATCCCCGTCGATGACAAGGCTGACGTTGAAGTGGCCGAGATTTTCAACGGCGTCATTCGGCACATCGAATACATCAGCGATGCTGACGTGGCCTATGACACCGCATGCGAAAACCAAGTGGCCTACGGCGAAGGCTACGTCCGTATCCTGACCGAGTATTGCGACGCAGACACGTTCAATCAGGACATCAAGATTGGGCGCATTCGCAATTCGTTCTCGGTCTACATGGACCCGCTGATCCAAGACCCGTGCGGCTCTGATGCCCGCTGGTGCTTCATCACCGAGGACATCCCCCGCGACGAGTACGAGCGCCAGTTCCCCAACGCCTCACCCCTGAGCACCTTGCAGACGCTGGGCGTCGGAGATCAAGGCTTTAGCCAGTGGATGAACGAAAATACGGTGCGAATCGCCGAGTATTTCTACGTCGATAACACCAAAGAAACGCTCAACCTGTATCCGGGCAATCTGACGGCGTTCCAAGGCTCGCCCGAAGACAAGATGATGCGGATGCAGTTTGGCAAGCCCCTGCGCTCGCGCATATCTGACCGCAAGAAGGTCAAGTGGCTCAAGATCAACGGCTACGAGGTGCTGGAGCGCTCGGACTGGGCTGGCGCGCACATCCCCGTGATCCGCTGCGTAGGCAACGAGTTTGAAGTTGAAGGCCGTCTGTACGTCAGCGGCCTCGTGCGTAACGCCAAAGACGCGCAGCGCATGTACAACTACTGGACCAGCCAAGAAGCCGAGATGCTGGCGCTGGCCCCCAAGGCGCCGTTCATCGGCTACGGCGGTCAGTTCGAGGGTTACGAGATGCAGTGGAAGACTGCAAACACCCAAAACTGGCCGTACCTTGAAGTCAACCCCGACGTTACCGACGGCGCTGGCGCTGCTTTGCCGTTGCCCCAGCGCGCTGCACCGCCGCTGCCGCAAACGGGTTTGATCCAGGCCAAGATGGGCGCTGCTGACGACATCAAGAGCGTCACGGGGCAGTACAACGCATCGCTGGGCCAAACGTCTAACGAGCGCAGCGGCAAGGCCATTTTGGCCCGCCAGCGCGAGTCTGACACCGGCACCTATCACTACGTTGACAACTACGCCCGCATGATCCGCTACGTCGGACGTCAACTG